CAATAGTAATATTTGTGTTATTCAGAATGATGGTGGGACTTCCACTTCATGCTGATATAGGAAGCATTACAGAACTACGTGGAGTAGGGCAAGTCCTTCGAGACAAACCCTACGAAACGGACTTAGGCTTTGACATTGAGCAAATGGATGATGTACGTACAGCTAATGGGCGAGTAGGCATAACATTTTCAGACAATTCAGTAGTCAGACTAACAGAACATAGTAAACTTATAATAGACAAAGTAATCTTTGACCCGAATCCCTCGAAGTCACAGATGTCATTAAAGTTTGCAAGTGGAACAGCACGTTTCATAACAGGTGGAATTGGGAAGATCAATAAGAACAATATTAAGATTGAGACTCCAACATCACAAATCGCAATTCGTGGAACAGACTTTACAGTCACAGTAGATGAATTGGGAAGAAGTCTAGTAATTTTATTACCAGACACAAATACGGGACTTCCTTCAGGAGAGATTGTAGTAGCAACTGCCATGGGAGAAGTCATACTAAATAAACCGTATGAATCTACTGTTACTAGTATGTGGGAGAGTACACCAACTGCTCCAATGATATTAGACTTAACTTTAGACCTCATAGACAACATGCTCATAGTGAGCCCACCTAAAGATGAAGAAGAAGAAATTACAGGACAGAATGGAAGTGATGACTCTAATGACAATATTCTTGATGTCGATTACCTCGCTTATGACGGGTTAGACCAAGACTTTTTTACAGATGATTTAGAATTTAATGAACTTGATATAGATTACTTAGATGTAAACTTTCTTGAAGACTTACTGGAAGTTATCGAAGAACTAGATGCTCTTGCAATAGCAGAGCAACGAGGAGCATCAGCTTTTGCAGAGTTTGATATACAAGGAACATTGTTTGGGCAAGATCCAAGCACACAAATAATAACCTTTGGAGATGCTGATAAGATAACTCTTATTCGTAGTGTCGTCCAATCAGTACAACTAGAGCTCAACGGCGAGACAAGCTATAATATAGTAATTGAACAAGATGGTAAAGCATATAACGTTATTCTTAATTCTGGTGGCCAATCCACTATTCGCATCCGTCAATCTGGAGGTTGATACCCCTTGGGACTACACTCAGATAGAAATAGACGGCAAACTCATAGAACGTAGTAAATTTCAAATGAGAATGAACTTGGAAAATCCAAGACATAAATACTATTTAGTAATCAATGCACTTGATATTGCTACTACATATCATGCTGTGCAACAAGGTTATGGAACAGAAGCAAATCCTTTTCTACCTGAAAAACCTTCTTTAGGAAGACTCGTAGTACATAAAGTTGCGTGGAGTGAGGTTGCACGATATGGAGGACTGTTCTGGGAAGAAGATGAGAACTTCTTAATGTTTGCAAACTTTCTAGTAACTCTAGCAGTAATAAATAATACAAAGATAATTTTAGACAATGAATAAATATTGGAGATTATGGGCAAAATCCCTAGGAGAGAAAGTAGGAGAGACTGACGCTCAGGCAGACAAGATAGCTATTATAAGAACTATATGGTGGTTTACTCATATGGCAACTTGTATCTTTATTATACTAAACGCAATAGCAAACCATGGATGGGACTTAATATGAATAAATTTATAACACTTATAGTTGCTATGGGACTTCTTATCTGGAACCCTGCACTCATGCAGAGACTCGAACTAATTGGTTACGATTATCTGATAATGAACACAGAGCCAGTACAAAATGAGAATATACTTATTGTAGACTTAGATGAAGACTTTTTAAAAGTATATGGAGGATGGCCTCTACCCAGATCAATCTACGGAGATTTAATAACAACTACAACAGCTGTACCAGGATTTACGGTATTAATGCCTAGTCCTGATATTCGTGGAAAAGAGTATGATGAATACTTCTCTATGAGAATGCAGCGTGTTCCAACTGTCCTTGCAAATGCAGCATCGACACAAGTAAGTACACAAGGCCCTCATGTGGGTACTGTACAATTAGGAGAGGACCCAAAACCATGGCTATTAACTTATCCCGGAATTTTACCAGCAACACCAGCCCTAGCAGAATCCATAGCGGGTGCGGGTGTGGTTGCAGTCAGCCCAGAATTAGACGGCGTTACAAGACGAATACCACTCGTCGTAGCAAGCCAAAGCAAAATATATCCAAGCTTCGCCCTAGAATTGTTAAGAGTCGCGGTAGGCGATCCTAGCTATCAGCTAAAGACTAACGAAGCCGGAGTAGAGTGGGTAAGAGTTCCAAATTATCCACTCATGAACACAGATGCAAATGCACGTGTCTTTCTAAATTGGAACACAAACTTTTACAAACAAACAGGATTGGAATTCATAGAGAATCCAATCGAAGCTCCTTTTGTCATTTTTGGTACAACAGCAGAAGGAATCACTAATCCAGTACCTACACCAGCAGGAGCAAAATATCCCCATGAAATTCAAGCAAACATATTACATAATCTTATTACAGGTACTAGTCCTGCTACTCCTACTTGGGCTGCCGGAGCCGAACTCGCAGGAGCTTTCTTCGGGCTCTTACTCCTCTTATTTGCAACAAGATCCATATGGTTTTCCTTACCTACCTTATTAATCGTAGTTGGTGGGGCATATTACGGAAGTCTGAAGTTATATGAATCTTCCTACTTATTTGACGTTAGTGGAATCATAATTGCATGGATTTTATTCTGGAGTATTGAAAGTTTCCGTAGTTTCTTTACTACCTATCTTGAGAAAATGAGAATTAAACAACAATTCGGGACGTATGTTAGCCCTGCCTTGGTTAAAAAATTACAGGAGGACCCCACATTGCTGAGACTGGGTGGGGAGACAAAACGACTAACTTTTCTTTTTTCTGATATCCGAGGATTTACCCCGATATCGGAAAAATACCAAAAAGACCCACAAGGTCTTACCAGTCTGATAAATCGTTTTTTAGACAATCAGACTCAAATAATTTTAAAACATGGCGGCACAATTGATAAATACATGGGCGATTGCATCATGGCATTTTGGGGTGCGCCTTTAGATGATGAAGAACAAGTTGAAAATGCAACAAAAGCGGTTCTTGAGATGAAAGAATCATTAGGAGATTTAAATGAAACACTTAGAGAAGAGGGCCTTGACCAAATTAATACAGGTGCTGGAATCAATACGGGTCTATGCGTGGTGGGCAACTTTGGTAGCAGTAGTAGGTTTGACTACAGTGTGCTTGGGGATTCTGTCAATTTGGCTGCTCGATTAGAGTCATCTTGCAAGAATTACGATACTGACTTAATTATATCTGAACACAGTTTAGTGGATGGATATGATTATGAATTTTTAGATAATGTAACGGTAAAAGGCAAGTCTGAGCCCGTTAAAATATATACCATACGAAAATAATACTTGACTTCAGGTACAATTTTTGATATAATTTATACATAGTTACAAATAGCTAACTAAGAAATCTAAGGATAACCCAATGGAAGTAGAACAAGTAGCAAGCGATCTTGCAAAACATGAGGCTGTTTGTGCAGAACGCTGGAAGACTGCGTTCAATCGATTCGACGACATGGATGATAATATAAAAAGGATAGAGTCTATAATTATAGCATCTGCAGGAACAATAATAGTTGGAGCCGCAGGGATAATAATTAGTATTTGGCTCATGCACAGTTAGGAGAAACTATGGAATATAAAACAAAAGAAATGAAAGCTGGAACACCTGAAATAAAGGTAGAAGCCCCAGTCGAAGCAAAGTACTACATTACCGAAAAAAGAGGTAGTTGGTACGTCTACACACTCGAAGGAAAAAGAGTAGCTAAGCTACTAACAGAAGATGACGCTAATAACTACGTCCGCGAACACTAGATTTGACATTTGTAAGAAGTGTCCTGAACTAGTACCAAAGTTTAATTATTGTAACATGTGTAAGTGTTACATGCCTTTAAAAGTAAAAATTAAAAAGGCAAAGTGTCCAAAAGGACTATGGGGAGGTGATCATGCCAAAAGGTAAAGGAACATACGGTTCAAAGGTCGGTAGACCAAAGAAAAAGGGAAAAGGTAAAAAGAAGAAGGGTTTAACTGCAGCGCAGAAAAAACTTCCAAAAGCCTTACAACGAGCAATACTAAAAAGGAAAAAGTAAATGGAATATTTAATGTATATATGGAATATCTTAATAGGTAAAGACCAGAATAGAGATGGTAAAGTAGACATCAAAGATGCTATGATTAAAGCTCAAAAAAACGCTAAAATTACTACTCAGAATATAGGAGAATAAAATGGCATTGCCGAAGGTTGGACACAATGTAAGAGCATACAACGATAATGGGTACCAAGATGGTACTGTATATTATCTTGATGATTTTTCATTCCATATGACAATAGAAGAGGATTCTTTTGATGAGAATCAGATTGGTGAAAACATTGCAATAGATGTTAGAGTACTAGATTGGGACACTTTAGATGGAGATTAATGAGCTATGGAGAATATACGGTCCTGAAAATGAGAACGGTAATCGTAGAACATGGAGAGACTCTAGAGTTACTGCTATAAATGGTAATGAACTAACTGTAACTGTTGAATGGGACACAGCTGGTGTCGAATTTGAAGGTCCAAATAAAATCATTGCGGACTATACCGCAGAGGCCATGGAAATGCTAGAGAATGTGGATGGTGAACATCCATACTGGGTTCCAGGCGATCCAGAGTAAAATGCCAAGAAAAAGAAAAGCAGCAAAGAAAAGACCCGTACCAACAAATCCAACATTATATGCTAGAGTGAAGGCTCAAGCAAAAAGAAAATTTAAAGTATATCCTTCAGCATACGCTAATGGATGGCTAGTAAAAACTTACAAAGCCAAAGGCGGAAAGTACCGAATGGGTACTGGACGTAAGAGAAAGTAATGGCAAAACCAAAAGGTGGATTAACTAAATGGTTTAAAGAAGGTTGGGTAGATATATCCAGACCTAAGAAAGGCGGTGGGTACATGCCTTGTGGGCGTAAAACCTTAAAGAAAGGGAAAAAGCCCAAATGTGTACCAAGAGCCAAAGCCGCTAGAATGACAAAAGCACAGATTCGTTCAGCAGTTCGTAGAAAAAGATCTGTTAAACAAGGAGTCGGAGGTAAACCTACAATGGTTAGAACTTTCGCAAGAAAAAAGAAGCGTACTACAAGACGTAGAAAACGCTAAGCAAAGAGGAGAAAATTATGGCAAGATCAGGAGGTTTTTTAAGCGGACCAACAGGTGTGCACGGTACTCAAAAAATTAAGAAACACAAACTAAAAAGAGGTATCACTAGAGACATGAATTCTGCAGCAGGAACTACTGTAAACAGTAGAAACCCAAACAGTATAGAAGCACTAAGATACAAATCAGCCCCTAAAGCTATTGGACCAAGATTCGGAAAGACAAAGAATCCACCAAAAGCAAGATTTAAAAAGAGAAGGTAGTGGCACTTACAACGGCAGAAAAAGCAAGGCTTAAAAAAGCAGGGCTAGCTGGACTAAACAAACCTAAAAGAACACCTAACCACAGAACTAAGAAAGCTGTAGTAGGAGTTAGAGTTGGCGGAAAGGTAAAAATCATCCGCTTTGGTGCACAAGGAATGGGACATAATTACAGTCCTGAAGCTCGTAAGAGTTTCAAAGCTCGACACGCTAAGAATATTAGAAAAGGTAAGTCCTCAGCGGCTTATTGGGCTAATAAAGTATTTTGGGCAGGTAAAGGAGGGTCTAAAAAAAGACCACCAAAATCACAAAAACACGTTAAAGGAATTAGACGAAGGAAAAAATAATGCATGCAGATGGAAGAAAACTTTGGTTAGATGAATGTTTAGTCAATAGTACATCTTTACTTGTTCATACAGAGAAAACTGAACAAAAAAGAAACTTAACTAAAAGGGAAAGAAAAATTAAGCAGTTATCTACCGCTTATTTATACTTATACACTAAAATGCAAGAGGAAGGATTACTTTCTCCTGAAGATGAAGACAACTTTTTTAAACCTGAGATTCTACACTAATGCTAACAATTAGCCGACAAGATATAGTAGGTGAATACCTACAAGATTTCGCAGAACAAGATAGATATTTAAAATTACCAGTAGACGGGTATATGGACTTACTAGGTATTCAACCGAATAGTTCTCAGAGTGCTATCATCAATGCAATTAATAATCCTAAATATCGTTTTGTATGTGCTGCTGTCTCACGTAGACAAGGCAAAACATATATTGCTAATATTATAGGACAATTAGTATCTTTAGTTCCTGGGTCACACATATTATTAATGTCACCCAACTATTCACTATC